GGTGTCCATTCGCAGATCGGGTCTGATAATCCCTTTCGCCATCGCCTTCAGGTCATAACGGCTTGTTGGATATCAGTTGGAAAAGCGAATGAACACCACTCCGGGCTCTCTACGCTCTGGTTCTCACCAGTAGCGTTATAATTTTGGAGTACGCCATGCCGACTATCACAGTCCCGAATAAACAGTATGTGACTCAGAACTATTACCAGAAACAGGATGGAAACTTCCTGCCAGTGGAGTATTCGAGTCGTGCTGTTTACCCGGTCGCTAAACCGGACGTGCGCGTTTTAAATTCTAATCCAAATTATAAAGGTGATATTGCTAAGATGCGTGACGCTGGCCGGTACTATTTACGGTCAGGCTGGACATCGTTTGTTCAGACACGTTACTCATTTTGGTACAGCCTTGCGGCGAATGATTTTTCTGTTCGTACAAGGGGTTATGCCACTGGCAGTAGTCCGTGGGATCCGTCGGTTATGCTTCAAGCCTACGATTCCACACTTCTGGACATCGCCCTCTCCCGCATAAAGCGGAAGCTGGCGAATCACACGAAGCATATGAACGCATTAGTACCCTTAGCCGAGATCCACGAGTTGCACGATTTGTACAAATACCTCGTTAAGATTTCAGTTGAGTTTATGTACAGCGTTCTTGGCATCATGAGAAACCCTCTAGCGGTTATGAGCTACAACCGTCTCGGGGCGCAGATACTGCAAACGAAATTCACTGATATGTGGTTGGCTTATTCATTTGCCATAAAACCCACATTGATGGACATCGAGGATGCAGTAGCGGCCATCCAGAATTACTTGGGTGACCCACCTCGCACCGTAGTACTTAAAGGCGGCGCACAAAGGGAGTGGTACTCCTCCGGAAAGTTCTTCTCCGGGGTTGCACCAGGCAGCTACGATCTTGACAACGTCGTTGCATGCCAACACTACCTGCAATACATTTTCACTGCTGGCTTCAGGGTTAATCTCCTGTCTGCCAATAGCTACAACAGCGAAGCGTTACGCGACCAGTTTGGTGTTTCTTGGGATTCAGTTCCCTCCACCATTTATGAACTAATTCCGTTCAGCTGGATGTTTGACTACTTCTCCACTGTTGGAGCGTACTTGGATGATTGTTTTGAGTCCAAGTCCGGGGACACGTATTATGTTAATATGTCCCGCAGATATCAGTGTAAAATGAATCGTACGTCACACGTTGTTGGAAGTTCCAACTTCACATGGGTCGAAAGACAAAAATGTGTCGGGGGCCAATATACGTACCTTGACTTCGAGCGCACCATCCTGTCACAACTCCCTCACCGATCAGTCCGTCTTAAAACAACTGACGAAATCGGTAAGAAAGCGAGGGATCATCTTCTCAACCTCATATCTATCTTCGCGTCTGGCAAGAGCCCGATTCGCGGTTAGATTCTCTAGGAGACATCCATGTCTTTTGCACCTGCATCGCCAGTCACTGGGGCCGCCGTAGCGGGCCTCACCTCTCCAACGTACACGCTGGTTACTGATACCGCTCCCAACATTAATGGCAAACAATACGCCATTAGTGCGCTGGGTGGTACGCAGACGGGTGTTGACGTGAACTCGGTTTCAAAACCATTCACGCTGACGTTTTTCCGTCCGCCGCAGCTTCGTACTCTACCACAGGCCAATCCCCTTACTGGGGTGATCAAGAACGTGCCGGTGAACACCTACAAGTTAATCACTCGTAAAGGTGCAGCACCTGCGGCCAACCAGGCCCCGATTGTCGCTCGTATTACTACGATCATCGAGGTTCCGGCTGGAACAGATACCTACGAGCCCGAAGAGCTGCGTGCCCTCATATCCTGCCATGCAGGAACAATGTGGGTCGCCGCTTCCGGGATCGCTGATACTGTCGTCACGGGCGTATTTTAATGGAGCGATATCTGCTTACCGCCATCTTAACTGTCGTTGTTCTGATAGTTCTGAGTAGGTGGTTCGTTTACGTCGCATAAGTTATTACCCGTAATTAGATCATTCTATTGGAGGTTACTTCGTGGAAAAGAAGAAGAGTAGTGATTGTAAACTTGATAGTTTCTTCAAGGCTCTGACAGCAGATTTAGACGTATTGGACGCCCGCCACACGCTTGACCCTCGGGTTAAGTATGCGGCCGCACGCCTCAGACTGAGGATGCGTAAAAGGGCCCAGTATGTGAGACCGGGCATGGCTGCTCGTTGTATCGATGAATACTTGTCGTTCAACGCCAGTCTCCCCGACGTGACACTCGATCTTAACGAAGAGATAGTGAACAATGCGCGCGAGTTCATCGAACACGCGTTAACACGTTACACATACTCTGTAGATCAAAATGATTACGGATGTCTCAGCAAGGAACATTTTGAAAGCTTGTGGAAGTTCGGCCCTGGCGCAAGCCATGGGGTGGATGGAACACATGCGGCGATTAAAATCCGCCAAAAGATGTCTTGCACTGAATCGTGCCGACCGCTCGTAACAAACCTACGTTTGTCTAACCCCTACTTCAGCGCTTTTGACTGCGTCAACGACGGGGGGACAACGGTAGTGAGCGGATCGAGGCTGTCGACTGCACCAAAGAACGAGGATACAGTACGGATTATAGCAATAGAACCCTCCGGGAACATGGTACTGCAGCTTGCTGCAGGCCGTTACATCGAAGGCGCCTTGCGCTATATTGGAGTGGACATCACTAAGCAGGAGCCCCTGAATAAGGCTCTCGCACTACTAGGTTCAATTACAGGTGGCGTAGCCACCTTGGACTTAAGTAAGGCTAGTGATCGTATTTTACCCCTGTTGATCCGCAGACTGTGGCCGTCAAACTGGTACAACCTCCTAGTTAGGCTTCGCAGCCCGACGACGGAAGCCAGTGATGGCAGCGTCCATGTACTTCACATGATGAGCACAATGGGGAACGGTTTTACATTCCCCATGATGACCCTCACGTTGTTGGCGCTCATTTATGCCAACCGTGCCGTTCATCATTCACTGAAGCGACGCTTGTACATTGACTACAATATGACCGGTGTATACGGGGACGATATGATCGTACCCGCACACGAATCAGGAACTCTAATCAATGTACTCACAAGTGCTGGGCTTGTCGTTAATGTAGACAAGTCTTACACCGAAGGACCTTTTCGTGAATCATGTGGCGGCGATTACTACAAAGGCTGGGATGTTACTCCTTTCTATGTAGAAAAGCTTGAAACACACGAAGAGCTCTATGTGGCCCTGAACAAAATGTGCGAGTGGTGTGGTGAACAGGGGGTTTTATTGCCCCTGACCGTCAACACTATCTTGCGCATGCTCGATGGGCCTCCGTTACTCGTGCCTGAGTGGCACAATCCCACCGAAGGGTGGCTGTGTACTCAGGTTAGCGCCAAGTATAAGTATCTCTCCTCCACACCGATGCCCCTGGCACTATGCGATTGCATTTTTGATACATCGCTGGCCGTTGGTGGCTATATCCAGCAAAGGATAGAGCCCACCAACAAGAAAAAGGGCAAAAGTGCGAAAAAGGTTGTTGATCCCTCGGATGAATCATGGGGGGCCTTCAAACCTGTGGAGATAGGCGCTACAAGGGTAGTCTGTTTCGAAGCGACGTGTCGGGAATCCCCGATCGTCACTAGACTACGTAGTTCCAGGCTCCCGAGAGGGTACCTGGATGGGCGGGACGCTGTGAAGCGTACCGTTCGTGTCGCCGCTTGGATACAATTGATAGTATCCTTGTCGAGCTAGCACTAAAGGGGATCCATGGC